GTTTATATCGAATCTAGACCAGTCGTTTAATAATTCATTAAAATAACAATCACCAAATGTCCCATCTTGTTTTATACCAACATGCGCTTGTATATACATTTCAATTGCTGCTGCATGGGCTTGTTTTATATCTTCACTTGAGTTAGGTATTCCACCTACTTCTTTTTCAGCTACAGATAGTTTATTCCATATCTTATCAGGGCGGTTCATAGAAAATCCTCTATATCCTCTTCTTCTAAAATAATACAATAGACGAGGTTTATTATTCTCTGCTAGTATAGGCATACCGTAAAACACACAAGCCATTAAAATGTCTTCAAAGAATATCTCTGCGGTCTGCGGTCTTGCTAAATATTCTAAAAAGAAACTATTAGCTGGAGCATCTTCCATGCTGAACTTAGTTAAACCATGTAATGCACCTTTAGACCCTTCACCATCTACAGTTCCTGATATATCATATGAATCACATCCAAAAGCACCCATATGCTCATTTCCTGGCCACTTAATACCGTTTTTTATTACAACTTTGTTTTGTATATTTACCGGTGGTACCCAGCTTATCTTAAACCTACCTTTTTTATCTGGGTAAAATATAACAGTTGAATCCTTTACCCCGTTAACCCATTGAAAATTACCTCTTGTAATACCTAGTGTTCTAGACATCTCCTCGTTGTAATCTATCTGTTCGTATATCTTAACTAGATTAAAAATACTACCTTTTGCTTCGTCTCTAAACGCGTGTTCTGTAGTTCTTGGGAATTGTCTGTAAAATTCGTTTAAAGCATCTTGATCACTTTTAAGTCCGTCAGCTTCATTCTGCCAGTTTTCTACAACACCTACATCTATTAATTCTCCGTGAGGGTCGAAGACATCATGATCTGGAGTATCAAATACTGGAATTCCGTGCTCATCAATAAATCCTTCGTAGTTCCATTCCATTGGGATAAAAAGAGAATATAGTCCAGACGCTGTCTGTCCATTCCTGTTTCGTTTATTAACGTCTGAAGCGTTATATAATTTTTTAAAGTTGTCTCCACCTTTGTCTAATGCGTTTGAAGTTGAGCCCATCATACACTTACCTATAATCCTACTACCTAATCGTAAACATGTTTTTGTAACTCTCCAGTTATTTAAAATATTATCAGGTCTCTCCCACTTCCCACTCTCATCGTGTACTAGTAATTGTAGTTTTTCACCATCATAACTATTATCACCTGTATTTTTCCAATCTATAGTTGTATCTAATCCTTGTATTTCTTCAAGCTTTTCGTTTGTCGTGATCTTCTTTCTAGTAAACTTACTCGCAGGTACTCTGTAAGCAAGTTCTGATTTAGGACGATCCATCCCATCTTGGATAGGTGAAAAGAAGAACGGATAATTAATTGATATAGGTACAACTTTGTCTGTAAACATTTTCTTAGCATCACTACCTGTTTTAGATAATACACCAAACCTTGCGTCAGTGGATATTGTAGCTTGATTAACTGTTTCAGCTGATGACATAAAAGAAAAACCAGATCTTCTATTTTTAAGGTAACACATACCGTAGCACCGTTTATCTGCTTTACAAGCTTCCCAGAATATATAGAATAATCTATTAGCTTCTCTAAAATCTGGAGCTCCTACGTCAATCTTGCTCCACTGCAAGTACATGTAATGAGTACCTGTTATATATGTATCTGTTCCTTTGTTGTTAAACCAAAACCCATTTTCTCTTCTGTTGAACTCTTCATCAATATAATCGTGCCATTGTGCTTTGTTTTCTTCTGGGTATGCTTTCCAATCAAATATACTTTTTAATCTTTTTAATTCTTTAGGGTATTCAAACTGCTCCCACTTTTTCTTTTTGTTGCTATACACACCACTAACTTTCGGTAATGCTATCTGGAAATTTTGTATCTCGTATATCTCACCTATCTGACCAGTTCTACTTATAACTACAATATTATGTTCTTTATTGTAACCATACTCCCATTTCCTACCTTTATTTAACCTACTTATAGTAGTCTTTTTTATAGGTTCAACTACTTCATATAATTTTTGCTCGTACATTATTTAGACCTTCCCTCTGCAAAACCTTTAAATGCTTGCTTTTCTACTTCTTTAGGTTTGTTATCTAATAAATCCTGTTCGTCTTGTATTCTGTTTAGTATTTCAAATGCATCGAATATAGCTAGTTTCTTTGTCGCTGCAGCATTCTTTAGCTTATCAGCAGTTAGATCATCATCTGAATCCACTATCGCTTCCTTAGCTACCTTAATAAGCTCCTCAACTGCTTTATGCCCAGCTTGGATTATACTCTTCTTCGTTTCCTTGATATTCATATTTGATTGTAATAAAATTTGATAATACTCGATATAATTTTTGCCCATCTATGATGAATTCGTACTCAGAGCTTGGTCTAAAGCCAACCAAATCACCTACGTTCACCGTACCATCAGAGTACTGAACTACACCCATTAATGGTTTTTCTGTCTCTACATCAAATTCATCTACAGACTTTAAAGGTTTTACAAAGCAATATCCTTTAGGTGCAGACCAATTATCTTTTCTTTTATATAGAAATATTTGATCGTGATTTACAATATATGTTTTCTCGTCAAAATAACTTCTACTATTCTTTTCAATACCTTTAACGTTGTGCCACCTTCTAAAAACATTATGATGAACTATAACTATATCCCCAGCTTTAATATCCGTCTCACCAATTATAGGGGTACTAATAACCTTAGCTTCTCTATTTACATATTGATGGTTAAATATCTCAGTGTTTAATACAAGTTCTAAATCCCCTATCTTTTTAGTATTATTGTATCTTTCTCCTACAGGTGTTACAACAAAGTTGTAAACGCTTTTCATTAGTATTGTAGATTGTATTCTACAGAAACAGCCATGTTCTTATTAAAATCTTTCCAAGGCAGAACATCATTACCTTTTTTAATATAAACACTAAACTTTTTATCCTCTTCTATAATATCACATATAGTATGACCACCATACACTTCTTGCCCCACGGCATAGTGCATGGCGTCATTCTTATAATCTTTTCCGATACTAATCTTTCTTATCAGTTTCGACATCTTCTCTTTCAGTTATAGTACCATCTTGTATGTTAACATTTACTTTACCATATTCTTTTTCAAGTTCTGCTTGAAAATCTACTAAATCTTTTCTCATTAGAGTTAGATCGTGAAGCACTGCGTGCTTTTGAGTTTCGATTTGCCCAACTCTAGTTGTTGCACCGTTCATTGCCCCCACAATCTCTTGTAGTTTCTTTAATTGTTCTTCTGTTACTTTTAATACTTCTTCTTCTTTTTTAGCCATTTTATTTAATTTAAGTTAATTTAATTTTATAGAGATACTTTTAACGCCTCTATGTTCGTTTTTTGTGCAGATGTTAAAGCGTCTACAAATTCGCTGTGTTGCATCTTTAAAGCTAAGTGTCTTTCGTTTCTTGCTAAAGTAGCTTTTTCTTCATCCGTAGGACTTGCTTGAGTTCTTAAAGCAACCACTATGTTATAAGAATCTATTGAAGCTGGTACGTCTGCTGCATAATCGTGATCTTCCATATTGTTTTTATTTTAATTTGTTATTATATAATTACTTGTTTTTCAGTTGTTTTACTACTATGATGTTGCAAACGGAGTAGCTGCGTTACCTGTATGTAGAACTGTTCCTTCCACAAACCATTTATCAGCAACAATATTAGTTATTTTAATCTTAGTACCTATAACGCCAGTTGTAGTACCATTAAAACTTACAGCACTAAAAGAATCATCTTCTTGAGCAGCCATACCAACAGTAGCATCACTAGTGTCAGTATCTACCATTATTAAAGCTCCATATATTTTTTCATTTGTTGTGTCTGTACATACTATTTTATGAGAATTAGATGTAGCTGCTACAGATATTACAAATTCAAAAGAAGCACCGATATAAGCTCCAGCACCAGAATCTGGTAGCGTTACAGTGGCTCCGTCAGCATCACTGAAGTTGTATATGTGATTTATTCTAGGTGCAGCAACATTAGTTGGTGTAGCAACAACTGTTTTTCTTAAACCATGAACTATAGCGTTTGTTGTTGTAGCTGTACCAATCACTGTTTCGTTATCAGCACCTACAGCAGAAGCTGCAGCAGCATAACCTATTATAATGTTGTTATCTCCTGTAGTTAACGCATCTCCAGCTAAACCACCGATTAAAGTATTATTAACACCTGATGTAACTTCTGAACCGGCAATATGACCTAAAGCAACGTTATAAGCATTAGCATCATGATTTAGCTTGTTTAAAGCGTAGTAACCAATCCCTATATTATTGCTACCAGTATCTTCTGCTGATAAAGCTCTAAAGCCAATTGCAACGTTATGAGTACCTGTTGTTATTGCGTCTCCAGCTTCAGCTCCTAATATCGTGTTCTGCACACCTGTAGTCATTGCATAACCAGCCTTATGACCTACTGCAACGTTATAAGCTGCACCACCCGCATCTTGTTGTGGTAAAGAAAGTGCTCCAATAGCCGTATTAGAAGAACCCGCGTCTTCAGCACTTAAAGCGTCAATACCTAAAGCAGTGTTGTAAGCACCAGTAGTAAGCGCATCGCCAGCTCTACCACCCACCACGGTGTTTAATGTACCTGTAGTCATTGCTATTCCAGCATTATATCCTACGGCTACATTGAAAGCATCAGCGCCTGCGTTTAAAATTCTTAAAGCAGAGTAGCCTAAAGCGGTGTTATTACCATGAGAATCTTCAGTCATCAAAGATTGATATCCTACAGCCGTGTTAGCAGCTCCAGAAGATAAATTAAATCCAGACTTATAACCTAAATTTACATTTGCATCACCACTTAAAGTATTTCCTCCTAAAGAATTAGAACCAAGTGAAGTATTAAACTGACCAGTGTTAGCATTTGCTTGAGAGTTTGATCCTACAGCAGTGTTGTGACCGTCACCGTCACCATCTTCGTAATCTTTTAAAGCAGCATAACCAACAGCAACATTATGATCTCCATCTACAGAAGTTGATAGGGCTTCAAAACCTATAGCAACATTTTGATTACCTATTGTTAAAGCATTACCAGCTAATCCACCCATTATAGTGTTTTCAACACCTGATGTAATTCCTGTACCAGCGCTTGCACCAACTGCTACGTTGTAAGCGTTACCAGCATCTTGAGTAGCTAACGCATTATAACCAATAGCCACATTGTAACCACCAGCGTCTTCAGTAGATAAAGCTTGATAACCTATAGCCACGTTTCTAACACCTGTTGTAAGAGCATCACCAGCAAATCCGCCTATTATTGTGTTTTGAACACCTGTTGATACTAATCTAGCTGTTTGAAAACCCATAGCTACATTGTAACCTTCAGCACCAGCATTAAGGGTAGATAAAGCTAAATGTCCAACAGCTACGTTGCTTCCATTACCATCTTCAACTTGTAAAGCTCCGTGTCCAACTCCAATATTATTGGCTCCACCTGTTAAACCATGTCCAGCAAAAGCACCCATCATAATATTACTAGAGCCACTAGTTACATTTTCTAAAGCTTGATAACCTGCTGCTACGTTATTATCACCTGTTGTAACACCAACACCCATACTTAAACTACCTAATGAAGTATTAAACTCTCCAGTTGTAGCGTTTAGTTGTGACATTGAACCAACAGCGGTGTTATGTCCATTTCCATCACCATCTTCATAATCCTCTAAAGCTTTATAACCTATAGCTGTGTTATGATCTCCATCAACTGATGTACTTAATGCCTCAGTACCTACAGCAACATTTGAAGTACCTATTGTTAAAGCATCACCAGCATATTGTCCAATAACAACATTTTCACTAGCTGTTGATATAGCACTACCAGCTTGATTACCAATACAAACATTACCAGAGCCAGAATTAATAGCATCACCAGCTAAACCACCTACCAAAACATTACCTTGACCTGTTGTCACTGCTGTACCAGCATTGTAACCTACAGCTACATTATAAGCATCAGTAGCAGAATCTTGAGATGTTAAAGTACCAAAACCAACAGCTGTGTTTCTTCCTTCTGAACTATTTATTGACGCTAATGAATGATCTCCAATTCCAACGTTTCTACTACCTGTTACAAGCAAGCCACCCGCATTGTAGCCTATAAATATGTTAGCATCTCCAGTAGTTAAAGCATCACCTGCGTTAGCTCCAATTAGAACAGTTTGCGTACCTGTTGTAATTTGGTTACCAGAGTTATAACCTACGGCTACATTATACCTGTTTTGACCTGCAGAACCAGCATTTTGCGATTCTAATGATCCTTTACCTATAGCAACACTTCGGTTACCAGCATTTACAGCGCTTAAAGATAAGTAACCTACAGCAACGTTATCAACACCTGTCGTAAACGCGTCTCCAGCTAAACCACCTATTAATACATTTTGAATAGCTGTTGTCATTAATCGCCCAGCATTGTGACCAACAGCTACATTATAACCACTACCATCAAAGTTT